ATGAACGCATCGTTGCCGTCCACTGCACGTCAATTCACCCTGGCTGAGATTGCCGAGGCGCTTAATATCACTAAGCAGGGGGTGGCGCAACGCGCACTGCGTGATGTCTGGCTATTTGAAGAAGCCGCCGTCCGTGGCGGCAAGAAACGCCTCTACCCCCTCGCCACCCTCCCCAAAGACGTCCAGACCGCCCTGCAGCAGAAGGCCATTGCCGCCGCCCTGCCCCTGCGCGCCCAGGAAATCGCCGCACCGATCGTCCTGCAGGCGCCGGAGGCCATGCTCACTGACAAGCAGCGCCTCGAACGCGATGCCCGGATCGGCGTCCGCGCCGCCATCGCCCGCGCCATGCGGGACGGCCATTGCAGCCAGGAGGCCGCGCTGTCGGCGCTGCTACACAACGCCCACACCGGCCTGCTCGACGGCGTCACCACCCACATGCTGCGCCTGGCCCGCGATCCGCGCGGCCGTTCCGGCGACGGATTTCCGTCGATTCGCACCCTCAAGCGCTGGCTGTCGGCCGCCGATCTGGCGCCAAAGCAGCGCCACCAGGACATGGCCGTACCGGCCTGGGCGCGTGATTTCCTTGCCGTTTACCAGCAGCCGCAAAAGCCGGCCGTTGAATCCGCCTACCGCGAGTTCTGCGCCGTCACACCGGCCGCTGGCCGCCCGAGCGTCCATCAGGTGCGCCGCTTCCTTGCCCGCCTCGGCACCGTCACCCGCGAACGGGGCCGCATGGGCACCCGCGAACTCAAGAACATCCAGCCCTTCGTGCGCCGCGACTTCTCGCTGCTCGAACCCAACGACGTCTGGTCGGCCGACGGTCATACCTTCGACGCCGAGGTCCAGCACCCCTTCCACGGCCGCCCGTTCCGCCCGGAAATCACCACCTTCGTCGATATCGGCACGCGTCGCGCCCTCGGCTGGTCCGTGGATCTGGCCGAATCGAGCATGGCCGTCGCCGATGCCCTGCGCAACGGCGTCGAGCGTTACGGCGTGCCGGCCCTGATCTACGTCGACAACGGCTCGGGCTACCGCAATGCCTTCATGCAGGATGCCGCCACCGGCCTGGTCGGGCGCATCGGCGCCACCATGACCCACTCGCTACCCTACAACTCGCAGGCCCGCGGCGTCATCGAGCGCCTGCACCAGACCCTGTGGGTCGACGGCGCCAAACTGCTGCCTTCTTATATGGGCGCGGCGATGGACCGCGAGGCCCGTCTGCAGCAGTTCAAACTGACGCGCAAGGCGCTCAAGGCCGGCGGCGCCATGCCGCTGATGCCCTGGGACCTCTTCGTCACCTGGTGCGAGCAGCGGGTCGCCGACTACAACGCCCGGCCGCACCGCAGCCTCGGCAATACCTCGCCCGACCTCGCCTGGAAATCCTTCGAAGCCCGCGGCTGGCTGGCGCACACGCTGGAAGCCGACGACCTGGCCACCCTGTTCCGCCCACGCGTCACCCGCACGCTGGCCCGCGCCGAGATACGCCTCTTCAACAACCTCTATTTCGCCCGCGAGCTGGAAGAGTTCCACGGCCTCGAGGCGCACATCGCCTACGACATCCACGACCCGAGCCGGATCTGGGTCTATCTCCCTGATGGCCGGCTGGTCTGCGAGGCGCAGGTCAACGGCAACCGCAAGCATTACTTCCCGGTACCGGTCATCGAACAGGCCAGGCAGAAGCGCGCCGAAGGCCGGCTGGCCCGGGTCGACGCCAAACGCGACGAGATTTTGGAAGAACTGCACGGCGGCGCCCCGATTGCGCCGCCTAAGGGCGGCCAGGTCGTTATCGGCGGCCGCGTCATCGATCACGACGCGCTGTCGTCCATGGCGCCGGCTACCGAAACAAAGGCAGCGCAAGCGCTTCCGGGCGCACCGGAAGAGCGCAAGCAGCGCGCCGCCCAAATCGTCCAGCCGAAGCCGCGCTCCGAGCGCCCCGCCGCCGACAACTACGCCGAATGGCAGGCCCTCGACACTCGCCTGCAGGCCGGCGAGACCCTGGACGAAGCCGACGCCCGCTGGCACCGCAGTTACCCGCAGTCGGCGCAATACCGCGCCATCGCCAAGAAAAAAGCCGCCGCGTAGTGCAAATACGCGACGGCCGGATGTAGCAGCACCTAAAGCAACCACATGGAGCCTTAACAATGTCACAAATTGCTCAGATTCACAACCTTGAACTGGTCCGCACAGCCGCCGAACGGCTGGCCGGGCGCACGGCCGGCCTGCCCGGCATGGCCGCCCTCTACGGCCCGGCCGGCTACGGCAAGACCACTGCCGCGCTGGCCATCGCCAACGAAAACCGCGCTTACTTCGTGCAGATGCGCAGCGCCTGGGGGCGCAAGGCCCTGCTCGAGAAGGTGTTGCTGGAAATGGGCGCCAAGCCGCACGGAACTATCCCGCAGATGCTCGACCAGGTCTGCGAGCAGCTCGCCACCAGCGGCCGCATGCTGATGATCGACGAGTTTGATTACTGCATCCGTAACGACAGCATGATCGAGCTGGTGCGCGACATCTACGAAGGCAGCCAAGCCACCCTGCTGCTGCTCGGCGAAGAGATGCTGCCGCAGAAACTCAAGCGCTGGGAACGCTTCCACAGCCGCATCCTGTCGTGGATCCCTGCCCAGCCGGTCAGCGTCGCCGACGCCGGCGCCCTGGTGCCCATCTACTGCCCCGGCCTGCATGTCGCCGGCGATCTCCTCGAGCACCTGGTCAGGGTCTCCGGCGGCAGCGTGCGCCGCGTCTCGGTCAATCTCGCCACCATCCACGAAGCCGCCAGCGTCGAAGGCTGGGACAGCGTCGACCGCAAGGCCTGGGGCGAACGCCCGATCTACACCGGCGACGCCCCGCGGAGGGCTGCCTGATGTCGCGTAAGCCCATCACCACCTACGCCGGCGGCAAAGGCCCGCGCCAGCGCATCTGGGAGGCGATCCGCGCCCAGCAGGGCGAGGCGTGGACGCGTTACCACATCGCCCGCGTCGCTGGCGTCGAGGACAATACTCTCACCACCTATGTGCAGGCGCTGCACAAGGCCGGCGTCGTCGAAAAGATCGGCGAGGCCCCGGTCGGCAACATCGCCGCCGAAGGCCAGTGGCGTCTGGCGCGCGACGAAGGTCTCGAAGCACCGCGCCTGCGCCGCGACGGCAGCCGCGTCACCCAGGGCTTCGCCCAGGAAGCCATGTGGCGCACCCTGCGCCTCGTCAAGGACGACACCAACGCCCGCGAACTGGCCGCCCATGCCGGCACCGAGACCATTCCGGTCGTCGAGGTCTCGGCCAAAGACTACCTGCAGGCCCTACTCCGCGCTGGCTACCTGATCCGCACCCGCGAAGGCAAGGGCCGCGGCAACGGCGGCATCCCCGCCCGCTACCGCCTCAATCCCGCCCGCAACACCGGCCCCCGGCCGCCCATGATCTGCCGCACCAAGGTCGTCTATGACCCAAACGAAGACAAGGTCGTCTGGGCGCCGGTCGTTACCGAGGAGGACGCGATCTATGGCACTTAACGCCCAAACCCGCGCGCTGGCCCTGCAGCTGCTGGTCGCCGCCGTCGCCGCCAACAAAAAAGGCAAGGCCGGCGTCGCCACCCGCCTCGACTGCAGCCGCACGCTGCTCGCCCGCGTGCTGTCGCCGAACGACCCGCTGGAAATCTCCGACAAGCTCATCGCTCGCGTCATGGATATCTACCACGTCGTCCGCGCCTGCCCGGCGACTGGAGGCGAAATGCCGCGCAGCGAATGCCACCGCCTAGCCAGCGCCCCAGCGCCGATGCACAACCCGCAGGCGATGCGCACCTGGAAAACCTGCCAGACCTGCCCGCATAAACCCGTTCAAGGAGTAGCGAAATGACTACCGTTCAAACCGCATCTGCAACCCATCAGACCTGGCGCGTCGGCGAAGCCACCCGCGCTGCGGCGCTCGACGACTTCGACCGCCGCTTCGACAACCTCAAGGCCTGCGTGCGCTGGCTGGTGGCGCAGGGCGTCAGCGTCATCAATGCCGACCTGCGCCGCCACAACCCGAAGCCGCGCATCACCGTGGTCGCCTCGCCCTTGTTGCACATCCTGTTCAAGGATGACTGCGCCAGCGCCGGGCAGCACTGGGACATGCTCCTGGGCCGCACCCTGCACGACTGGGTGGCGGTGCGCTTCGAATGCGAAATCCGCTGGGAGGAAGCCAAATGATCCGCCCGATCAAATGCAGCCTGCGCCGGATGGCCAACTTCGCCGAACGCGTCAGCCATGCCTGGCGCCTGTGCAGCCGCCTCGGCTTTTCATGGGCCCACGCCTGGCGCATCGCGGGGACGTGGCAGTGAAACCGATCACCGCTGATTCCGCCGTCGGCCGTTTGCTGCTCGCGCTGCGCGGCGCGCCCGGCGGCCTTGACGCCTCACAGCTCAGCGAGCGTTTCGCCAGCAGCTATGGCCTTGATTTGGCGCGCAGGGTCGGGCTGGTCGCCTGCGACGGCGATACCTACCGCATCACCGAGGCCGGCCGTACCGCCTGCCCATTCCGCAACCCGCTGGCGGCCAAGCCAGCAACACCGGAGAAATTAACCATGCCACAAGGCGAAACCAAACTCACGCGGCAGCAAGTGCTGGCCGCCATCAAGGCCACCGGCGCAGCCGGCATCACCCGCAAGGCGCTGATCGACAAGTTCTCTGACCTGGTCACTGAACAGGCGGTCGACATGCACATCACCGCGCTCAACCGTGCCCTGCCGCCGGTCATCTACAAGCCGCGGCTCGGGCTGCTGGTGGCCATCGAGTTTCAGGCCGCGCCGGCCCAACCCGCCGCGCCCGTCCCGCCAGGTGACTTGCTGCGCAGCGTCACCCACGGCGCTGCACTTGAGCCACAGGCCCCTTCGCCTTCGGTCGACATCGACGGCGTCAGCCTGACTGTCGATCACCACGACGCCGCCGATCTAGCCACCGCCGACCTGGCCAAGCAGATGGCGCAGATCGGCGACATCGGAGTCGCCGAGTTCGACCTCGAATCTATCACCATGCCGGAAGAAGCCTATTTCGAAGCGACGCCGCGCTACGCCGTCGCCTTCCCCAGCGACTTCCACGGCAGCGTCGATTCCGCCATCGCGGCGGCATTCGAGAACTACGAAAGCGACTCACTCAAGCACGCCGTCATCGTCGCCTGCACACCGCTCGGCCGCATCGAAGTGCGCCCGGTATTCATCCCGGAGGCCGCATGACCTCCTCTTATATCGCCCTCAAGACCGCGCCGGTGCGCCGCCACGGCATCGTCGTCGGCTCGCTCGACCACCAGATCCTGCTCGCCCTGCGCGCACCCGGCGGCATGACCAGCGAACAGGTCTATGCCCGCTTCCCGCGCTCGCCATCGCAAGCCATCTGCCGCCTCAACCGCGCCGGGCTGATCACCACCGGCGGCATGGGCAAGAAGGGCGAAGGCGTCAGCCTGACCGACACCGGCCGCGCCCTCGTCGATCCCGACGGCGACCTCGCCCGCAGCAAGACCCTGATCAACTACTGCCACCTCTAGGAGCCGCCATGGCCAAGACCAGAACCCGCATCAAATCCGCCGCCGCCGCGGTCGACGTCCCGCAGAACCGTGAATCCGCCGCTGCCGCGATCGCCGCCATCGGCATCGCCAACCGCGAGCTGCAGCGCATCAATGCCGACATGAACGACGCGCTGGCTGCCTGCAAGGAAGCCTATGAGATCGAGGCCGAGCCCTACCGCCTGAAGATTTCGGAACTCACCGACGGCCTGCAGATCTTCGCCGAAGCCAACCGCGCCACGCTGACCAACGGCTACAAGGTCAAGACCGTCGCCCTGACCAGCGGCGAAATCACCTGGCGCATGAACCCGCCCAGCGTGCGCCTGATCGATACCGAAGAAAACGTCATCGCCGCCTGCGAAGCCGCCGGGCTGCGCGAATTCGTGCGCTACACGCCATCGGTCAACCGCGAGGCGATGAAAGCCAACCCGGAAGAAGCCAAGCATGTCGCCGGCGTCCGCATCGGGCAAAGCGAAGCGTTCGTCGTGACGCCGTTCGAGGCTGAACTGAGCGAGGCCGCTTGATGACCCGAGAGCAGAAGCTTGAAAAGGTGCTCATAGACCTGTTGACCACCATTGATCTGCACACCGACTGCATGGATGGAAGCATCGACAGTAAGGCGCTGATAAACGATATCGACGCTGCAGAAAATCTATTGGCAGAAGAATTGGAGGCCGCCTGATGTCCCGTTACATCATCAAGATCAACACCGCCGGCAGTTGGGCCAACCTGGTCAGTTGCCCACCCGACCGCCTCGACGCCGTCAAGGATGCCTGCGCCCGGCTCGCCGCCCTCATCGACCACGGTATCGCCTTCAAGGTCATCGACGCCGCCAGCGACAAGGTCGTCGCCCATTTCAACACCCGCCCGCGTACCGGCGAGCCGCACGGCTGGTACAGCATTCAATGAACCTTCACCCAAGCGGCCCGTGGGGACATAACGGCCGCAGCGGGAGGAGAAAAAGCAAAGGCCGACTCAGCCGTACCTTTCCGGCAAACCAGGCGCTCTGATCCCGCACCATTTTATTAACCACAGGAGCAACACCATGCACTACAGAAACGGCCGTGAGGCAAAGAACGGCGACTGGTTCGTCCGCTTGAATGGCGGAAAGATTGATTCCTTTGGCGTGCTGCACAGCGCAGTCGCCGGGAACGATTACTGCAACGGCAATATCGCCGTGATCCAGCAAGCAAACGAGCTCGCCTGTATGTGTGACTGTCTGCACATCGACGATCTGGCTGAGCTGCTGGCATCCAACGGACTGGGCAAGCGCCCGGCCGGCATGTAAGGAGCATCGCCATGAACCAATCCGAACTCGTAATCAAGACCGCCCAGGTCTCAGGCGTCAGCAAGAAGGACGTCGAGCACGTCCTCAAGACCGCCGGCGATGTCATCGCCGCTGCGCTGGTCGAAGAAGGTGAAGCAGTGCTACCGGGCCTCGGCAAGCTCTCGATCAAGACCCGCGCCGCACGCACCGGCCGCAACCCGGCTACCGGCGAGACGATGCAGATCGCGGCCAAGATGGTGCCGCATTTCGGAGCGACCAAGGCGCTGAGGGACGCCGTCGCTGGCTAGACCCTCGCTTCAAGCCCGTTAATCGCGGGCTTGGGGAGATGGTTTTAACGGAGATCAGCATGAACCAGGTCATCACCCGAGAAATGCGCCGCCAGCTGGAGCGCGACAACGCCAAGTTGCCGTTGCAGTTCGCCAGCGTTCCGCCCAAGCAATGGCCGAAGGTCGACTATAGGAATCCGCCTTGCGCGGTATGGCGTAACCGCTTCTTCCTCGTTCAGGAATTTAACGAAGTGTCGGCACTCGGCCCGGTCAAGCGCCTGACGGTAGCCAGAACGGTCATGCAGAGTAATGGCCGATGGGAAGATGGAATTACGTGGAACGACCTGCAAGAAATCAAGAGTGAGATTGGCTTTGGCGACCACTACGCTATCGAGATATTCCCGCGCGATCGCGATGTGGTCAACGTAGCGAACATGCGCCACTTGTGGTTTCTGTCGTCGCCACTCGACATCGGGTGGTTCAAATGACCCCCGCCCAATCCCAAGGGATACCGGCCAGTACGCTGGCCATAAAACGCGCCCTGTTCCCCTTACGCGGTCCGCGCTGGCAGACGCTCGGCTGGTGGCCGGTCGCCGTCGCGGCGGCTGCGGTCGACGGCTATTACGAGGCGTTTTTCATGGCCCTCAAGCCGAAGGGCCGGCCATGAGCAGCATCGGCCTGCGCAAGGCCGCGCGCATCAAGGCCATTCATGCCGCCTGCCGGGCGCAGGGTATCGACGACAGCGAGCGCAAGCGCCTGCAGATGCAGATCACCGGCAAGGGCAGCCTGACCGAAATGGGTTACGACGAGGTCACCAAGGTGCTCGACCACCTCAACCGCGCCGGTGGCTACAAGGAATACGCCGGCAAGCCCAAGGGCATCGACGTAGATCCGCAACTGCAGAAGATCGAGGCGTTGCTCGCCGACATGAAACTGCCGTGGGCCTATATCCACAAATCGTCGCACGGGCCGACCATGGTCAAGCGCCTGACCGGCAAGGATCGCATCGAATGGGCCGATCCTGTCGGCAAGCAAGCCGTCATCGTCGCGCTAGTCAAGCGCCAGCAGAAGGTGCAGGGCTGAGATGGATTGCCCCGTCGAAGCGCGTTACCTCCCGGGCATTCTGCAGGAGATTGCCGCACTGGTCGGGCTGTCCGCCACGCTCGTGCTGGTGCGGTCCTACGGTGGCACGCGGCTCTACGTCCCCAAGCGCTTCGATCCGGACCACCCGATCGTCAAGCTGATCGGCCATCAAGCCGCCGCCATCCTGGTGGAGAACTTCGGCGGCCTCGACCATTTCGACTTGCCGAAGGGCGAGATCGCCGTCAAGGCGGCGCGCGACAAGCAGATCCGCGCCGAACGCGCCGGCGGCGCCACGCATGCCCGACTGGCCGTCAAGTATGGGCTAACCGAGCGCCAGATTCGAAACATCCTGGGCCCGGAAGAGGATGACAGGCAGGTGGGGCTGTTTTAAGCTGCTGGATTTTTACAGGGGGGGATGTGATGAAAGTTTTGATTTCGTTGGCACTCGCGGCGATGGTTGCCGGGTGTGGTCAGGAAGAAGCACCAAAGCAACAGGTCGAGGTGCCGGCCAAGGTCATTCCGGCAAAAACGGTCGAGTTACCCGTATCGGTCAGAACGCTCCCTTCGCTTCATGTCTCAAAGGACGCGGTATTAAAGGGTCTAGAGGACGCTGTCACGAGGGAAGACCCGGGCCAAATGAAAGATGGAAGCCCGCGCGATATGGTTTACTTGGGCAAGCACGTCATCGTCGATCTGGCCGGTAATCCGGGAGACCTGGAACGCATTTCCATTACTTTCGATGTGAATGGGGAGAAAGCGACTTCGGTCTTGCTCGTATCCCTGATGCGCAACATTTTTCCGGAATGGAAAGAGTTCGGGCAGTGGTTCGTAAGTGCCGTGGATGAAGCAATCGAGTCCGGCGTGAAGAACGCCAATGGGAGAGGCGAAGCCAATACGATCCAGGGAAAACGTCTAGTGAGCATGTTGGCCTATCCCGATATGGGCATGGTCATCCTCGAAGTCGTCGCCCTCAAGAGGTGATAGCCTAGCACTCCCCCCCACCAGCCCCGCTTCGCCGGGGCTTTTTCATGAGCCTGCGGAAGGGTTTCCGCCTTAACCGCTGCCCGCGCGCGCGCGAACATGCGGGCATGCGCCCAATCAATCTCGTCGTCATTCACTGCTCGGCCAGCCCCGACGGCCGCCGGAACACCGTCGAGGATATCGACAGCTGGCATGCCGCGCGCGGCTTCCATCGGGCGCCGGAATGGCGCGCCCGGCAGAACCCGTCGCTCATTGCGGTCGGTTATCACTACGTGATCTATACCGACGGCACGGTCGTGACCGGCCGTCACGTCGATGAAATCGGCGCCCATGCCTTTGGTTTAAATGAGCAGAGCATCGGCATCTGCATGGTCGGCACCGATCACTTCGCGCCGGGCCAGTGGGCCAGCCTGCGCCATCTGCTGGTGGCCGAGGTTGCCCGCATCACTGGCATCCCCGGGCCGTCCGACCGCAACAGCAGCATATCGCCGGCCACGGCGCTGGCCGTGGCGGACAAGGCGCGGATTGCCATCCACGGCCACCGCGAACTGCCCGACGTGCATAAGGAATGCCCCGGTTTTGACGTTTCTGAATGGCTCGCCGGCGGCCTGGCGCCGTTGACGGCCCACCTCCTGGAGGAGAAAAGCGCATGAAGATGATCTGTCTGACCCCTGCCGGAAAATTCTGGCTCGGCTATAGCCTGGTGCTGGCCCTAGCCGTCGCCTGGTGGGTGTGCCAATGAACCCGCTGCTGATCGGCCCGATTTTTCAGGCGCTCGGCGCCATCTTCGACCGCATCTTGCCGGATCCGGAAAAGAAGGCGGCGGCTCAGATGGAGCTGCTCAAGATGCAGCAGAACGGCGAATTCAAGCAACTCGAATCCGACCTGCAGCTGGCGCTGGCGCAGAGCGCCACCAACACGGCCGAAGCGGCGAGCGGCAGCGCCTACGCCGCCGGCTGGCGGCCGACCATCGGCTATATCTGCGCCGCCGGCCTCGCCTATCAATACCTCGCCCGCCCGCTGCTGGTCGGCCTCGGCCACTTCGACGCCCTGCCGGCGCTCGACGGCAGCCTGTTCGAACTGATCTTCGGCATGCTCGGCCTGGCCGGGATGCGCACCTACGAGAAGATCAAAAAAGCCACGTAACCCAAGGAGCCCTCCATGAAAAATATCCGTCTCAAGCTGGCCGTACTGTTACTCGCCGCCTTTGCCTCGTTCGGCGGCATTTTCTCAAGCGCCGCCCACGCCGGCGCCCTGACCGACTTCGGCGAAAACAAGCTGGTCGACGCGCTGCTGCGCGCCCAGGCCATCGGCACCCCGGCCACCTGGTACATCGCGCTATTCACCGACACTTGCACCGATGCCGGCCCGGGCACCGAGGTCTCCACGTCCGGCACGGCCTATGCCCGCCAGGCGGTCACCGCCGCACTGGCGAACTGGGCCGGCACGCAGTCGGCCGGCTCGACGGTCGCCAGCTCGGGCACCACCGGCACGACCAGCAACAACAACGCGATTACCTGGTCGGCCTCCACGGCTGCCTGGGGCAACGTCCAGTCGGTGGGCTGGATGGATGCGGTCAGTGCCGGCAATCGCTGGATCTGCATCAACCTGACCAGCGCGCTCAACGTCTCCGGTACCGGCTTCACCGTATCGTTCGCGGCGGCCCAGCTCAGCTTCCAGATCGACAACTAAACCGCCGCCATGCTGCTCCTCACCAGCACCACCGACCTGCTGCGCCTCGTCACCGGCGCCGCCGCCAACATCACCTGTTCGGTGGCGGCGCTCGACAACACGGCCGGCGTCATCAGCGTCCCCGATCTACCGCCGCTCGCCGCCATCTCCTCGGCAACGACGACGATAATCTGCGCCGCGCCTGCCTCCGGGGTGCAGCGCAACGTCAAGGCCATCTTCATCACCAACAACCACGCGACGGCCTCGTCGCAGGTCACGGTGCAGCGCTATAACGGCACCAACGCCGCCGACCTGATGGGCGTTACGCTGCTCCCCGGCGAGAACATGATCCTCGACGATCAGGGTGGCTGGCATCACCATGACGCCCAGGGTGGCGAATACACCTCCGCCGGCCCGCTGACGCCGAACCTCGGGATGTCCGGGGTACTGGCTGAAACGATGCCGCGCGAAACCTGCCCCGAAGTCAATACGGTCGCGCCGACCGCCTCCGGCACGCTGTTCATGCAGGCGATCTACCTGAAGGCCGGGACGCTGGTCTCGAACATCATCCTGTCCAGCGCCACTACTGCCGCCGGTACGCCGACCGCTGGCCGCGCCTGCCTGTACGACGCGAACCGAAACCTGAAGGCGCAATCAGCCGACCAGACGACGACCGCCTGGGCCGCCAACACCGTCAAGACGCTGGCCATGACCACGCCCTACCGGGTGCCGACCTCTGGCCTGTATTACATCGGCTTCTGGATGACCGCGACCACGATCATCACCATGAAGGGCGGCACCGCCAAGACCGGCGGCCAGCTCGCCGCTTCGACGCCGATCCTGCATGGCACCTCGACCATCGGCCTGACTACCACCGCGCCCGATCCCGCCGCAGCCATCACCGGCGGCCTCGTCTCCATCTACGCCGCTGTTTCGTAAGGAAGCTCAATGAATGTCATCAATCCCACCCTTGGCAGCCGCGCCGCGCTAACCGTCAGTGGCCTGGGAACGCTGGCGTCTACCAACTATGCGGTGTCGAACGCCTACGTCTGCAACACCAACAAGCCGGTCGATGTAGTCGTCGAGGTCGAAGTGGCGACCACCAACACGCCGGCCGGAAACAAGCAGCTCATGGTTTTTCTGAAGGAGTCGCTGGATGGCACAAATTACCGCTCCGGACCGGAGACCGGCGCCACGACGACCGACGAGCCCGACCTTCTGCCGCTCGGCTCGATCAAGCTGAACACGGCGACCACCACACACCGCGCGTCGTTCTCGGTCGCCCAGCAGCTCGGCTTCGTTCCCTATGGTTTCAAGGTTGTCGTGCGCAATGACCTCGGCGTCGCCCTGACCGCCGGCGCGGTCTACACCACGGAAGTCGCCGGCGTCATCAACTGATGATTTCGCCCTTTCGCCCCGGCCGGAATAAGCGGCAGCCGCTTGGCCTGCCACGGATCGACTGGTCGAATCCGATTACCAAAGGGCTATCGATCGCCGTTAATGGTGCGGAACCCTATGATGCTGTGCGTAAAATCCGGCCTGATGTGTTTACACAGACGGTCGGCCAGATGCAGGTCGGCTCCGCATTCAAGGTCGTTAGCGCCAGTTCGACGGATCAAAGATACTCGTCAAGCCCTATCGGGGGTGGGGATGTCACCTGTTTTGTGCTGGCGACGCCGACTGCCTATCCTGCGACCAATGGCGCCCTGTGCGCCATTGAAAATGTACCAAACAACGGCGGGCTGGAATTTGTTTTCAATCCGTCCGGAGAAATCCATCTATGGGCTGGCGTTGCAGCAGCCTGGACAGACCTCGCGTCCGCCAGAACCTACCCGTTAAATAGTCCATTTCGTGCTCTTTATACCTACGTCGGCACCTCTGGCGCGGCGTCGCTTTGCGTAAATAGCAACGTCCTTTCTTCCGGCAGCATTACGGCCAACGCTGCCGTATCGAACACCTTGACAATCGGTGAAATGGACGACGGAGCCGGCACACCATACCGGTTTTTTGACGGCGGAATCCATCTCATACTAATGTGGAACCGCATCCTGTCGGCTGCAGAGATAAGCGCCGTCATGGATAATCCATGGCAGGTTTTTGCGCCAAAACAGCTCTTTATGATGCCGAAGGCACAGGCCTATGTGCCGGTTTTCGGCAGCATGGGGCAATTCGACAAGGCCCTGCAGCTCGCTGGATGGTTCGACGAGGAAATAAAAGCCGCCGGCTGGTTCGACGAAGCGTTTCTAGTTGCCGCCAGTGGATCGCTCGCCGCTCAGGCAAGCGGCGCCGCTCTGGCTTCGGGCAGCGCAACCCTTTCCGGCCAGATTGGCCTGGCCGCGGTGGGTGTCGCCACGGCGGGCGGCAGCGCCAATGCCGGGGTATCCGTCCCGCTCTCGGCTACCGGTGTCGCCGTGGCCGGCGGCAGCGCCAACCGCGTCGCCACCATCACGATCTCCGCGGCCGGCCTGGCGCAGGCAGCGGGGCAGGCCGGGGTCTCTGCCGCCGTGCTGCTCGCCGCTGCCGGTGCCGCTGCCGCTACCGGCAATGGTCTGCTGGCTGGCCAGATCGTTCTGGCCGCTGCCGGTGCCGCCCTGGCCGCTGGCAATGCCACGCTCGGCGCCCAACTGGCGGCTGTGGCCGCCGGCGGGGATCAGGCGGGCGGCACCGCCGGTCTGACGGGTGGCCCATCCGGCGCCATCAGCGCGGCCGGCGGCGACATGGCCGCGGGTTCGGCCGTGCTGGTCGCCCAGATCGCCGCCATTGCCAGCGGGCTGGACACCGCCGCCGGTAGCGGCGTACTGGCTGCGAAACTGGCGGCCGTCGCCAGTGGCGCCGCGGTGGCCGGCGGCGCGGCTGGCCTGGTGGCCCTATTTTCCGCAGTCGCTGCCGGCGCCGACCAGGCGGCCGGCACGGCCAACCTGACCGGCGGCGCCCTCGGCGCGATCGCCGCCGCGGGCGGCGACCAGGCAGCCGGCAGTGCTTTACTCAAGGTAACGGTCGTCGTGGCCGCAACCGGCGGCGACCAGGCATCCGGCAGCGCCACCCGCTCGGCCACGGTAGCACTGACCGCCGCCGGGTTCGTCCAGGCGATCGGCGCCGGCCTGCTGACGGTTGCCGTCCCGCTTTCCGCCGCTGGCCAGGCGCATGCCGGCGGCAGCGCGGCGGCTACAGCACAGATGCAGGCGCATGCCTTCTGGCTGGCCGGCGGTACGGGCAAGGTCGGGCGCGCTGACGCCGCGGTGTTCTGCCCAGTCGATCTGGACGCGGCCGACCGGCGCCTGCCTACCGCCTTTGCCGGTTCAGGCCGCGCCACGCGCCTGGGTTGCACTGCCGCCCGAAATTTAACGCTCCATACCGAGGTGCTGCATGTCTGATGCCTACATCCCCGGCGAAGTCGCTCGCCTCACGCTGGCCGTGAGCAATATCGCCGGCGCCGCTGCCGATCCGGGCGCCCTGCGTCTCAAGATCAAAACGCCGGCCGGGGCGATCACGACCTACACCTACGGCGGCAGCGCCGATGTGGTCAAGGACGCCGTCGGCACGTACCACGCCGATATCCAGCTCGCCACCGCCGGCCTCTGGGCCTGGCGCTGGGAGCTGGACGCCCCCAATGCCGGCGCCGCCGAAGGGGTGGCCGTGGTCAACAAGAGCCGGGTGATCTGATGACTGACCAATTCGACCGCGCCACCGAAATCGAGGAAGCGCTAAGAGAGGATGCCTTGCAGGCGCAGGCCTGGCGCGATGCCACGCGCGGCAAGAGCGCTGCCGATTCCGCCGAAAACTGCGAACTGTGCGAGGCGGCGATCCCGCTCGCCCGGCGCGTCGCCGTCCCCGGCGTGCAATTGTGCATCGATTGTCAGGCCGACATCGAGCGGCAAGGTTTTTTTATTCATTGGAGAGGCCGGTAAATGATGCCGCTTGAATTTCGCGACTACCTGATGGTGATTCAGTTGATCGGCACCAGCGCCCTCGGCGCCTGGTTCTACATCGAAAAACGCAATGACAAGACCAACGAACGGGTAACTGCCATGGGCGACCGCATTGACGATATCGACCGCGAACTATCCAGCCTCGGTGCCAGCGCAAAAGGGGCGCCGACCCACCACGACCTGGCCAACGTCTATCACGCGCAGAACCGCACCGAAGAAAAGCTCAACCAGTTGATCGGCGAAACCCGCAGCCAGAGCGACCTGCTGCGCCTGATCATGGCGCAGATCACCAAAAAAGGCATGCAATGACCGAAAATGAATCCGCACGCCGCAAGGCACTGCTGGCCACTCTGTTTTTCTGGGCCATAGCGACGCCGTTCAAGCTGCGCCAGGAGATGGAGTCGGTGCACGGCATCGTCGCCAGCGCCGACCTGATCCGCGCCGACCTCGACTGGCTGGCTGAGATGGGCCTGATCCGCTGGAACGGCGAAGCTGCCCAGTGCAACGAGCGCGGGCGCGATGTCGCCGCGCTGCGCGCCAAGTTTCCGGGGGAATCCTGATGGCCCGCCCGCCTGAAGAACGCATGAAGCTGCGCACCGCCTACATCGGCGGCCTGCCGCTCGAAGCCGCTTCTGATAAGGCCGGCGTACCTTACGCCACCGCGAGGAACTGGTTCAGGTCGGCGCGCGAAGAGGGCGACGACTGGGACAAGTTCCGCGCCGCCTCGCTGATCGTCGCCGGTGGCGGCATCGAGCAGGCCATGGGGCGCATCATCGCCGCCGGGTTGATGCGGTGTGAGGCGCTGCTGGAGCACGTGGCGTTAATTGCAGACCCGGGCGAGGCCGTCAAGGCGATGGCGACGCTCGGCGATACGGTGGCCAAGCTGAGGGCAGCCGGCAAGTCGATGATGCCCGAGGCCGACAAACTGGCCGTCGCCATGGACGTGCTGAAGCGCCTGGACGCCTTCATCCGCGAGAACTACCCGCAGCACGCCGGCAACTTCGGCGAGCTGCTCAGCCCGTTCGGGCAGGAGCTGGCGAGGGCGTATGGCTGATCAACTGCTTATTTCCTATCTGGAAAAGACATTGGCCAGCATCCGGAAAGATGCCATTTCGGCAGAGGAAAGGAGCAAGAAAGAACTCGGAATTCACACGCCTTTTGCGCAATGGACGAATCGGGAGCAAGAACGGTTCCTGTCGGTATCAAGTGAAGAACGGTGTACACGCTCATTTGTCTGGCAAGACAAACAGGTCGCGCTGGAGGCCTCTGCCCATCACCTCGAGAACATTATTTTTAATGTGAAAAATGGCTGGTAACCAGACCTCCGAAAAAGACTTCCTCCTCGAACTGGAGGAGATCGCCCGCTCGGCGCGTGCCGAGGCCGAGGCGCGTTCAGTTGGTCTCGACCCTTCCCCAGCCGCCCGCGCCGAGCGCCGGCGCCGGGTGCTGCTCGATCGTGACTTCGAGTTCTTCGCTTACACCTACCTGCCGCATCACATCCGGCCGCCGGCATCGAACTTTCACCGCCACTTCTTCGAGCGTTACCCGCAGCTGCTGGACAAGCCGTCCGGCGCCAAGGAATGGTGGATCGCGCCGCGTGGCGAGGCCAAATCATCGCTGGCCACCAAGGTCGGCCCGGTGTGGTGCGCGGTGCGTGCGCTGCTACAGAAGGAAAGTATCTGCAAGGAAATCGGCTGGCCGACCGGCAAACCGCTGCCGTATTTCATCGACTACATCACCATGCTGGGCGCCGAGACGAAGCTGCCGACCAAGCTGCTCGAAGTCGTTAAGGTCGAGCTGTGTTTTAACGCGGCGCTGGCGCTGGATTTCCCCGAGGCCTGCGGCCCCACCAAAAACTGGAAGATCGGCGAATTCACGACCAAGGCTGGCGTGAAGATGGAAGCCTTCGGCGCCGAGCAGGCGATTCGCGGCACCTTCCACGGCGCCAGCCGACCCAAGCTGCTGCTGGGCGATGACCTGATCACCGACAAGGAAGCCAAGAGCCCGACCGAGCGCGACAACCGCTGGGACTGGCTGGAAAAGGCCGTCGACTTCCTCGGCCCGCCGGATGGCACGGTCAAGTTCGTCGGCGTCGGCACCATCCTCAACAAGGATGACCCGATCAGCCGGGCGAAGAAGGCCATCGGCCACCTGGTGCATCACTTCCGCGCCATCGAGCGCCTGCCGGATCACATGGATCTGTGGGAGCGCTGTCAGGAGATCATGCTCAACGAGGACAAGCCGGCCGAGGAAGAGGCCGCCGGCCGGGGCGCCGTCCTCGAGGAGCACCAGCTGCCGTCCTACGTGTACTACCTGGAACACAAGGCTGACATGGATGCCGGCGCCGAAATCTCGTGGTCAAGCGTGCGCTCGCTGTTCTGGCTGATGCGCCAGCGTGCCAAGAACGCACGGGCTTTCGGGACGGAAATGCAGGGCGAGCCGCGCAGCGATGAAGACAAGGTGTTTGCGCCGGTGAAGTTCTTCATTTCCCGGCTCCCCCACTTCATCACCTTCGGCGCCTGCGACCCGTCCATGGGCAGGGGTGAACGCTCCGACCCGTCGGCCATCGTGGCTGGCGCCTGGGACCGCGAGCGGCAGCGGCTGAGCGTCTTCTTCGCCGCGATAAAGCGCCGCGTGCCATCCAAGCTGGAGGCTGATCTGATTGACTTCCAGTCAGCAGAGCGCTGCGCAGCAATCGCCTTCGAGAACAACAACGCCTACGAACACAGCCGCCAGACCTTCGTTTCAGCCGGCCTGCGCAAGGGCGTAGCGCTGCCGCTGATCGGTATTACGGCCACGGTCGAGCAGGAAGTCCGCATCGAGAGCATGGAGCCGTACATCACCGATGCCTTCGAGCCGCGCATCCTGTTCAACCCGGCGCTGACCTTGTTGCTGGCCGAACTGGACGCCTGGCCGGAAAAGCAGACCGGCCACCACTTCGACGGCCTGTGTGCGCTGCACCTGCTGTGGGAGCTGGCCAGCACTCGGGGCAGAGGCCTCTTCGACTTCCAATCCACCGGCCGGGCGCGTACCAGCACCCAGATCGCCGATTTCCTGGGCTAAGCCATGTCCGAACTCGCCAAATTTGATCCGCTGCTGAAGGCCGAAGTCGCCACCGTCCAGAAGGACATCACCTATCCCGCCTTCCTCGGGATGAACCTGCTACGGCATCACGATGACACCCTGACCACCCGGGGCGGCAGCCGCAGCTATCGCATCTACGACGACATCGAGCGCGACTGCCATGCCTACGGCGTGTTGACCAAGCGCAAGCTGGCGGTGATCGCCCGCCCCTGGCAGGTCGATCCGGCTTCGCAGTCGCCGGCCGACGTCGCCGCCGCCGAACTGGTGCGCAGCCAGCTGGAGAATATCGGGGTCCCCGAGCTGGACAATCCCGAAGTGCAGATTGCCTGTCCGTCCAATTTCGACACGGTGTGCTACAACCTGCTCGACGCGCTGCTCAAGGGCTTCGCCGTCGGCGAGGTCATGTGGGACTACGAAGACGGCCAATACATCGCTCGCGAGGTCCGCCCACGCGATCAGCGCCGGTTTTCTTTCGACCTGGCCTACCAGCTGCGCCTGAAGAACTTCCATGACATGATCCTCGGCGAGACGGTACCGCCGAAGAAGTTCCTGGTGCATAGTTGGGGCGCCAAGGACAGCAGCCCCTACGGCCTCGGCCTGGGCTCCCGACTGTTCTGGCCCTCCTTCTTCAAGCGCACCGGCATCACCTACTGGCTGACTTTCCTCGACAAGTTCGGCAGCCCGACCGCCCTCGGCAAATACCCGAACGGCACCCAGCCATCCGACCAGGTCAAGCTGCTGGATGCGCTCAACGCCATCGCCCAGGATGCCGGTATCGCCGTGCCGGAAGGCATGGAGGTCGAGCTGCTCGAAGCCACGCGCGGCGGTACCGCCGGCTACGAGGGCTTCTGCCGCTACATGGACGAGCAGATGAGCTATGCCGTGCTGGGCGAAGCCGCCGGCGCCCAGAACAGCGGCGGCGCGCTGGCCAGTGTCGCCATCCTGCGCAACGAGGTGCGCCTCGAGCTGGTGCAGGCCGATGCCGATCTGCTCTCGGCCACCCTCAACTCGACGCTGATCCCCTGGATCACCTACTTCAATTGCCCGGGCGCCAAGCCGCCCAAGGTCCAGCGCATCGTCAAGGCGAGCGAGGATCTGAAGGTCCGCTCCGAGCGGGACAAAAACCTGTTCGCGATGGGCTTTCGTCCGACCCTGGCCCACGTCCAGGAAACCTACGGCGGCGAATGGGAGCAGGTGCAACCCGCCAGGCCCAAGCCCGCGCTCGGCGGCGACCCCAACGACCCCACCGACTTCGCCGAGGCGTTTGGCGACCCCGGCCAGGATGCCCTCGACGCGGCGATCGCCGCGCTGTCGCCGAGCGAACTGCAGGCGCAGACTGCCGATACCCTGAAGCCGGTCATCGAGTTCATCCGCCAGGGCGGCGATCCGATCGAAGCCATGCAGAAGCTGGCCACCCTCTATCCGGCCATGGACACCGCGCGCCTGGAAGAGATGCTGGCGCGCGCCATCTTTGTCGCCGAGGTCTGGGGTCGGCTCAGTGCGGCAGACGCGTAAAGGGGCCGACGTGACATCTCCCGTCGATCTCTCCTTCGCGCTGACCCTGCCGCCGGAAAAGGCGATCGCCTATTTTCAGGCGAAGGGCTATGCCATCACCTGGCGCTGGACAGACCTGTGGCAGGAAGCCCAGGCCAAGGCCTTCACGGTCGCCGGCGTGACGCGCATGGACATGCTGCAGGACATCCGCGAGGCGGTCGACAAGGCGATTTCAAGCGGCACGACCTACGCCGACTTCGAGAAAACCCTGGTCCCGATCCTCCAGGCCAAGGGCTGGTGGGGCCGCGATGCCCAGACCGACAAGGAAACCGGCGAGGTCGCCGGCAAGGGCCTGACGCCCTGGCGGATGAAGACGATCTACGAAACCAACGTCCAGACGGCCTATGCCGCCGGGCGTTACAAGCGCTTCATGGATAACGTCGCCGACCGGCCGTACTGGATGTACTCGGCGGTCATGGACCGGCGCACCCGGCCGTCACACGCGGCCCTCAACGGCCTTGTCTTCCGCGCCGACGATCCCTTCTGGGACAGCTTCTACCCGCCCAATGGCTTCCGTTGTCGTTGTTCCGTCCGCGCCCTCGATGCCGAGGACCTCAAGAGCCGAAGCCTCGAATTGTCCCGCGCCCAGGGGCGCCTGGACAGCGTCGAGGTGCCGGTTTCCCGGCATTCCGGCGCCGAGACGGTCGAGGTGGCGCGCTTCGAATACGCGCCGAAGAAATTCATCACGCCCGACCCTGGCTGGAGCTACAACCCGGGCAAGACCGCGTGGCAGCCCGACCTCGGCAAGTATTCCGGCGACCTGGTGAAGCAATACGATGCTCGAAATAAAGGTCGATAGCGCGCGAGCCCTGCAGGCCCTTCAGCGCCTGGCGGCGGCCTCGGCCAACCTGTCCCCGGTCATGCGTATCCTCGCTGGCGTCATGCACGATGCAGTCATGGAGAACTTCGCCCAGCAGGGGCGGCCGCGCTGGGCCGGACTCAAGCATCCGAGCGACAAACGCAAGGGCGGGATGATCCTGCAGGACACCGGGCGACTCAAGAACTCGATCGAGCAGCACGCCGACGCCAGCAGCGCCATGGTCGGCACCAACGTCAAGTACGCCGCCATTCACCAGTTCGGCGGCAAGACGAAAGCGCATGAGATCAGGCCGCGCCTCAAGAAAGCCCTGGCCTTCGGCGGCCGCGTGGTGAACAAGGTCAACCACCCCGGCTCGAACATCCCGGCGCGGCCGTTCCTTAAACTGGGCGCCGACGACGAAAACAAGATCGTCTCCAAGGTCAGCGCCTATCTGCAGCAGGCCATCGGCTAGAAACGCGCCACAAGCGAAAATTTACCCTCGGGTGGCATGTAGGTATTGCCCGACCCGAGAAAAGCGAAATTAACGCGGTAGTAACGCTATTGGCGGGGCATCATGGGGGCGCGGGAAAGGCGGGTTTGAGTGGTTGCCCGGAAAGGCGCTCTCCGCTATCCTGAAAAAAGCTGCCCGCGCCGGCGCGCTTTTGGCGGAATCGCTTCCGCCTTAACCCCTTGGGGGTGAGTCGCCAAACTGGCGGCATGAGCACAGCTAACCCCATCCAGATTTTCCGGCCCGGCCGGCACACTGCCATGAGCGGTGCCGTGCTGGCGTTTTCCGAATCCGACCTGCAGGCATCGGCGGCGGCCTACGATCCCGCCAAGCATGAGGCGCCGCTGGTCGTCGGGCATCCGAAGCATGACGCCCCGGCCTACGGCTGGGTCAAGGCGCTGTCCGCCAGCGACGGTCTCCAGGCCGAGCCGCACCAGGTCGATCCGGCCTTCGCCGAGATGGTCGGCCGCGGCGCCTTCAAGAAGATTTCCGCCAGCTTCTACGCCCCGGACTCGCCGCAGAACCCGGTGCCTGGTGTCTATTACCTGCGCCACGTCGGCTTCCTCGGCGCGCAGCCGCCGGCCGTCAAGGGCTTGCGCAATCCCGAGTTTTCCGACGCCGAAGAAGGCGTCGTCGAATTCGCCGACTGGTCCGACCTGCAGAACGCCTCCCTCTGGCGCCGCATGCGCGACTTCCTGATCAGCCAGTTCGGCCTCGACAAGGCCGACAGCATCATCCCCGACTACGCCGTGGCCAGCCTTGAAACGGAGGCTCGTCAGGAGTCCGCCGATGAAAACCTGGTTACTGCCCCCGCTTTTTCCGACCCACCCTCAAGGAGCCCCCTGGTGACCCCTGAACAAAAGGCCGCGCTGGAGGCCGAGAACGCCCAGCTCAAGAAAGACCTGGCTGACCGCGATGCGGCAGATAAGGCGGTGAAGCATGCCGCCGCCCACACCGGCCACGTCGCCTTTGCCGAGGATCTGGCCAAGGCCGGCAAGTTGCTGCCTGCCCATAAGGAGATCGCGATCGCCACCCTCGATTTCTTCGCCACCCGCGAAGCGGTTGTCGAGTTCGGCGAGGGCGATGCCAGGAAGCCACTGCTCGATGCCTTCAAGACTTTCCTGCAGGGGCTGCCCAAGCAGGTGGAGTTCAAGGAAGTCGCCGGCGGCAGGATCGTCGAGGTCGACGACCAGGACCCCGCCGTGGTCGCCGCCAAGGCGGTCGAGTTCCAGGAAGCGGAGGCCAAGGCCGGCCGCGTCATCAACATTGCTCAGGCCGTGGCGCACGTCAACGGCCAGGCGCAGGCGTAAGGATCAGATCCCATGTCCAATATCCTCCTCTCCAAGAATTTCGTGGCCGCCGCGGCCATTACCGCTTTCACCCTGGTCAAGCACGCCGCGGCCGATAGCCAGGTGCAGGCGGCGGCCGCCGCGACCGACCTGGTCATCGGCGCCACCCAGGACGTCGCACCCGCCATCGGCGAGCGCGTCGACGTGTCCCTCGTCGGCATCACCTACATCACCGCCGGGGCCGCCATCACCCGTGGTTCCCGCTTGATGTCGGATGCCTCCGGTCGCGTCATCGCCGCCGCGGCCGGCGCCGGGTCCAACGTCAATACCGTCGGTATCGCCCTGGAGGCTGCTGCGGCCGCCGGCGATGTCATCCGCGTCAGCCTTGTTCCCGGCACCTTCCAGGGCTAACCCCCGGCCGGCCTTTTTCCCTACGGAGATTCAAACATGACTAACCGTCAAATCCGCTTTTTCTCCCTGGCCATGCTGTTCGCCTTCATCGTGGCGGCCATGCTCGGCTATGTGCATCACGACGTCGGCCTCGGCAGCCTCGGTGGCCTGGTCGTCATTGGCAGCACCACGGCCTTCCCGGTCAATCCAACCCTGACCTCGATCGCCATCGGCTACCGCAACCCGGATGCCAACCTGATCGCCGACCGCGTCTTGCCGCGCGTCCCGACCGCCAAGAAGTTCGTTTATTCGCTCTACAGCGCGGCGCAGGGCTACACGGTGCCGGATACCAAGGTCGGCCGCAAGTCCGAGCCGACCATGGTCGACTTCCAGGGCCAGCTGATCAACAGCGAAGTGGTTGACTACGGTCTCGATGACCTGGTCACGTTCGATGAAATCCAGGCGTTCGAAGACATGGCCAATCCGGCCTCCGGCGGTCCCATCGACCCGCAGGCCCTGAGCACCATGATGCTCGCCAGCCTGGTGGAGCTGGATCGCGAGATCCGCGTCGCCGGCACCGTGTTCAATACCTCCAACTATACCGGCGCCAATCAGGCGACGCTCTCGGGCACCAGCCAGTGGAGCGACTTCGTCAACGCCAACCCGCTCAACGCGCTGTTGGCGGCCCTCGACCAGACCCTGATTCGTCCGAACAAGATGGTCATCGGCCAGCAGGCCTGGACCCAGCTGCGCCAGCACCCGAAGATCGTCAATGCCGTGTTCCGCACGCCGCAGAACTCGGGCTCGGTGCCGAAGCAGGCGCTGGCCGAGCTGCTGGAAATCGACGAGGTAATCGTCGGTACCGGCTTCGTCAATACGGCGAAGAAGGGCCAGCCGCCGACCTACGTTCGCGTCTGGGGCAAGCACTGCTCCCTGATCTACTCCTCGCTGCAGGCGGCGCAGATGGCGCAACCCTGCTACGGCTTCACCGCCCAGTGGGGGACCAAGATCGCTGGCGCGATCCCCGAGCCGAAGTCCGGCCTGCGCGGCGGCAATCGCGTCCGCGTCGGCGAGTCGGTGCAGGAAGTGATCTCCGCCTCCGATGCCGGCTACTTCTTCCAGAACTGCGTCGCATAACGAATAACCCCCCCCCCGCGCTCGCGCTACCCCCGGCCGGAAGCCCTCCGGCCGGGTTGGGCGACCACCAGGAGTCAGACATGGCAAAAGCCAAAGCAGAAACAGTGATCATCAGCGGCGTCAAGGCGCTGGTGCCCGTCAATTACAGCGGCACCCTCTACGGTCCCGGCCTGCCGGAAGGCGATACCTTCGACTGCGACGAGCAGTGCATCAAGCAGCTGGTGGACGTCGGCGCCGTTGAAGTTCCGGCCCCGATCGTGGCCGCAGACCAGTAATACACGATGACCTACGCCACTCAGGATGACATGATCGCTGCCTTCGGCGCGCGGGAGGTGACCCAGCTCACCGACCGCGATCTGCTGGGGATCATCGACCCGGCCGTCCTGAGTCGCGCGCTCGCCAACGCTACGGTCGAGATCGATGCCTATCTGCAAAGCCGCTTTGCGTTGCCTCTGGTCAATGTGCCACCGCTACTCATTCAGATGTGCTGCGACATCGCCCGCTACCTTCTCACCGGCGCCGAGGCCCAGGAGACCGATCCGTCCCGCCAGCGCTACAAGGATGCCATCCGGCGCCTCGAGCAGATCCGCGACGGCAAGATGGCGCTGGGCATGGATGCCCTCGGCGCCGAGACCGGCACCCGTACCACGGTGCTGATCAGCGACGGCCGGCGGGCGATCAACGCCGATGCCCTGAGCGACTACTGACGTGATCAGCCAGATCGAAGACGCCTTCCTCGACCGCTTCAAAGCGGCGAACGACGGCCGCCTCGGCTACAAGTGGGCGACCATCGAGACCTACGGCGGCGAGTTCGACGACGAAATCACGCAGGTGGTGCGCCGGCTGCCCGGTGTCTGGGTCGTCTATGCCGGCGGCGGCAAGCCGGAGGCCTATGGCACCCAGCGCACGCAGTGGAAGATGCCCGCCACCTTCGCCGTCATGGTCGGCGCCCGCAGCGTGCGCGGCGAACCGTTCTCGCGGCGCGGCCTGGAGGCCGGCGGCGAGGTCATCGAAGTCGGCGCCTACCGCATGCTCGAGGACGCCCGCCGCATCCTGCTCAACCAGGACTTCGGCATGGAAATCGCGCGCCTCACGCCCGGCGCCGTGAAGACCCTCTACAACGTCAAGCTCAACGGGCTGGCGATGTCCATCTTCGCCCAGGAGTGGCACACGGCGTTCATGGTCAAGCCGGAGACGGAAGCCCTCGACGACTGGCTGACCACCCACCTCAATTACTACCTGGCGCCGGATGACGGCAAGGCCGACGCCAGCGACACCGTCACTCTCACTTAAGGAGCTGCCATGCAGGTTTTAGCCGCCCCCGGCCTCAAGGTCCCCCGCGAAGGAAACCCCCGGGACTACGTCACCGATACGCCACCGGAAGGCGCGGTCGGCTTCACCGTTGCCGACGATTCCGCCTATTACCAGCGCCGCATCATGGAAGGCGACCTGGTCGTGGTCGCTGCCGATGCCGCCCCGTTAAAAAAAGCCAAGGAGTAACGCATGGCCTCCCCGAACATCAATTTTGACCAGATCCCGGCCAGCATCCGCAAGCCGGGGAAGTATTTCGAGTTCAACACCAAGCTCGCAGTGCGCACGCTGCCCGGCAATCTCCAGCGCGTACTCATCGTTGGCCAGCGTCTGGCGGCGGGCACCGTCCTCGCCAATGTGCTGATGGATGTTTTCTCGGCGGCCGATGCGTCGACCTATTTCGGCCGCGGCTCGATCGCCCACCTGATGGTGGCGGCCGCCATCCAGGCCAACCCCTACCTGTCGCTCCAGGTCATCACCCTGGACGACAACGGCGCTTCCGTCGCCGCGACCGGTACGGTGACGATCACCGGCCCGGCGACGAGTGTCGGCGTGCTGACCGTCCAGGTCGGTGACCAGTTGGTGCAGATCGCCATTGCCTCCGGCGACGCGGCGAACGCGATTGCCACTGCGCTGCAGGCGCAGTTTGCCAAGCAGCCGGATCTGCCGGTATCGGCCAGCGTGGCGACCAACGTCGTGACGCTGACCGCGCGCAACAAGGGTACGCTGGGCAACGGCATCAAGGTCGCCAGCACCGTCACCGCCACCGGTGTGGTCGCGACGGCCACCGCCCTGACTGCCGGCGCGACCGATCCGGTGCTGGCCACTGCGCTGGCCACGGTGTTCGCGGCCGGCCACAACATCATTATCGTGCCGTGGAACGATACGGCCAACCTGACGGCGCTGCGCACCCATCTCGACAACGCCGGCGGCCCCCTCGAGCAGCGCGGCGCCTACGGCGTCTATGCCCACGTCGGCACCTTGTCGGCCGCGACCACGCTGGCCGGCACCGTCAATGGCGGCCGCCTGACCTGCGGCCTGCTGCCGAGCGCCTACGATAACGTCTACGAACTGGCGGCCGCCTACGGGGCGGTCATTGCCAGCGAGGAAGACCCGGCGCGCCCGCTCAACACGCTGGCCCTGACCGGCATCATGGCGCCGCCCCAGGCCAACTGGCTGGATCGCGTCTCGGTGGAAAACGCCCTCTACAACGGTGTCACGCCGCTGACCGTGGGGCCCGGCCTCAAGGTGCAGATCGAGCGGGCGGTCACCACCTATACGCTGGACGCCCAGAGTATCCCGGATATCTCGCTGCTCGACCTGACCACCATCCGCACTTTGGATTACGTGCGCAAGGCGATCCGCGATCGCATCAGCCTGCGCTTCCCGCGCGAGAAGCTCTCCGACCGGACGGCCGTCAAGGTGCGCTCGGAGATCCTCGACGTCCTCTACAAGCTGGAGGAGCTGGAGATCGTCGAACATGTCGCCGCCAACGCCGCCGGCGTCATCGTCGAGCGGGATCTGCAGGACCCCAACCGGCTCGATGCCAAGATTCCGTGCGACGTCGTCAATGGCCTGCATATCTTCGCCGGTCGTATCGACCTGCTGCTGTAATAGGAGACCACCGCAATGGCACTACAAGAATACCTGGGCGCGATCGTCATGGAGATCGACGGTCAAGAAGTCGAGATCGAAAGTCTCGACGTCACCAACAAGACCGGCCGCAAGCTGGTCAAGACCATGAACAAGCTGGGGCGCGCCCGCGGCGTCTCGCATGGCATCGCCGAGATCGATCTCAAGATCACGGCCGTCATTCCGCTTTCCGGCGAGCCGGACTGGGCGTCGATCGAGGGCTCGAAGATCACCATCTACCCCCTCTCGGCCAGCGATGCGCGCACTGCCTATCATGACTGCTTCACGATCGACGTCGGCAGCAAGTACGTGGTCGACGGCGAGGCCAAGCGCGATCTGACCATGGGCGCCCTGCGCGAGGTGATCGAGTGAGCGAACTCCTCGCTCGGCTGAAGGCGGGACGTGCAGCGCTCGGCCAGGTAACTCTGGACGGCGTGGCCTTCGGTGTTCGTCTTCTCTCGGAGCAGGATTATCTGGAGGCGCAGATAGCTACGGAAGTAGCAATGAAGGATGCGGGTCTCGATCTCTCGGTGTCGACCGCAGAAGCATTCGAATCGGAGAAGGCCAGCCAGTTGCTCGCTCGAGCCCTAGTCGATCCCGATTCCAACAAGCTAGTGGCCGGCTCCGCCAAGGGGTTGCGCGAGGCCATCAGCCGCGACCAGAAGGCCGTGCTGATCGAGGCCTACCTAGCTCATGAAAAAGTGTACTCGCCGTCTGAGCGAACGCTCACCGAGGCCGAACTGTCAGTGCTACTGGATGAGGTAAAAAAAAATCCAGGGATGACGTTTTTGAACGGTTCAAGTACCGACACGCTGAAAAGGCTTATCACTGCTTTGGCATTCCCGCCAACCAGCTAACCGATGGGCAGTGGCTATGGCTTCTCGGGATGGCAGTAGCCGAGTCGGAATCTAGTGCGCAGGCGGGGGGAGGGGCTGTCGAGACGAAACGCTATCATTCCCAGCGCCGCGTGCGGCAGAAACCAGTGCCAGCAGGGTCAGAATCAGGTGGCACACCCCGATGACCATCTTTTCCACTAGCCACAGCACGCCCAGAACCCCTCCAAATATCAGATCGGGCAGGAAAACGGCAGCGACGAGAAGTAACAGGCACATTTCAAGCATAAGGTCAGTATAGATCATGAGCGCCAATCTCGACATCGCCCTTTGGTTGCGCCTTCATGGCAACGATGCAGCCGCTGCCGGCATGCGTCGATTCACCGAGCAGACAAAAAAAGGCTTCGGTCAGGTCAGCGCCAGCGTCAAGCAGGCATGGCAGGACATGAACGGCTTTTCGACGGCCTCCAAGCTACTCGTCGCCGCCGGCGGCATAAGCCTGATCAAGAGCGCCCTGGACGCCAACCTGGAGTTCGAGAAGAAGATTCTCGAAATGAAGCAGCTGGCGGACATGACGCAGGCCCAGGCTGCCGAGATGAGAAAGCTGGCGATCGACAAGAGTCGCGATGCGCTGGCCACGCCGATGGAGATTGCCGAGGGGCTGCGCACCCTGGCCAATGCCGGCATGAAGTACGAGCTGATCGCGCCAACCATTGAGGAGGCCGCGCGTGCTGCCATCGTCTTCCGGTCGACGGTGCAGGACATCGCTAACATGGACTTCGATATCGAGCAGAAATTCAAGGTCGACCCGAAGGACCTGGCGGCCGTTCATGAAATGCTTTACTACCATTCCAAGATGGGTCGGTTCGAGGCGGTCAGCCTGTCGCGTGAAGCGCCGGTCTATCTTAACGAGATGCAAAAGATGGGCATGGGCGGCGTCACCGGCCTCAACTTCGCCGGCGCCATGACCCAGGTCATGCAGCAGATTGCCCCGGCCACCCAGCCGCAAGAGGTGTCAACGCTGATCAAGCACGGTCTCGGCCACATTACCCAGCCACACTACGTCAAGGGGCTGGAAAAGGTCGGTATCGACATCAAGAAATACGCGCCCGAGGGGAAATTCTACGGTGAGGGCGGCGTTCAGGGGCTCCTCGATCTCGCTCGCGAGATGAAGGCGAAGGGGCTCCTCGATCCGTTCAAATTAGGCGCCGCCGGGTTCCGTGAGCAATACACGCAGAACTTCTGGCGCCAGCTGATGTTGAATACCGATGATATCGAAAAGCAGATGGGCGCTGCCAAGGAGGCATATAAAACCGGCCAGATCGACAAGGACCGGGAAGAAATCAAGAAAAGCAATTTCGGCAAGGTCAAGGGCCTGCAGATCGAAACCGATAAAGCACAAGTGGGTGACACGGCTACCGGCGGCGCTGGCTTCCTGGCGAGCATGGCCGAACATGCCGCCGATCATAAGGGCCAATATGTGGGTGCCGGGGTGTCGGCACTGCTGCTTGGTCGCTACGCCTATAACCGTTACCGCAACCGTGGGGCGGGTGGCGGCGTGGCGGGGTTGCCTGGTGCTCCTGGTGGCACCCAGCAGGTCTTCGTCACCAATTGGCCAGGCGGCATGCTCTCCCCCGGCGAAGTCCTCAATCAGAAGCGCGGCAATCTGCCGGGCGGGTCAGCCCCTGATTCGGGTGCTGGCGGAAAGACCGGCAAGCTGGCCAAGGCTGGCAGCGCCCTGGGTGCAATCGGCGCTGGCGTGTCTGGTTGGGAGCTTGGCTATAACGTGATCGGCCCGGTGATCAACGATGGCGTCAACTCCCTGGTCTCGGCTCTTTCCGGCAAGGAAAACAGTCTTGGCGGCATGGTCTATGACCTGCTGCATCGAGAAAAGGAGCCGACCAAGGTCGAGGTCGCGGTCAAGGTGGAAAACGGCAACATCACTGCGCAGGTGAATGAAGCCAACGAACGCAGTGCCCGCCGTAACTGACCACCGCTGACCTTGCGGCGGAAGCGCTTCCGCCTTAATCGCCCTCCCTTGCGCGCGTAACCTGCACCCCATCATGGCGTGGGTAGACACTCTCCTCGAAGCCTCGTTCCGGGGCCTGACGTTCGACATCGTATCGGTGGAGGACGTGCTCGATCGCGCCACGGCCGAGCACACTTATCCCTATGTCGATGGCGCCGATCTCGAAGACATGGGCGCCGGTCCCCGCCGGATCGCCGTCGAGGCGGTTTTCTGGGGCGACGACTACGAGAGCCAGCTGCAGGACTTTCTGGATACGTTGTCCGACAGCGGCGATGGCGAGCTGATTCATCCAGTCTTTGGCTACATCGAGCATGCCCAGTTCAAGCGTTATTCCATTCGTCACCAGGCTGACGACGTCGACCATGCCACGGTGCGCCTGGAGTTCGAGGAAGCGACGCCGGCCAGCCTGTTCTTCTACCGCACGCTGCCCAGCCAGCGGGTGGATGCCATCGGCGGTTTCGGCGACTCGGCGGTGTTTGCTGCCGTCACGGTACTCGGGAATATTGCTGCGGCGCTGCAGGCGCTCAACCCGCTGGCGCTGTTAAGCGGGCTGCGGCTGGCGATGAGCGGCCCGGTGCAGGCGTTGCAGCTGGCCGTCGCCGGCGTCGCGCTCTCCGGTCTCGATGTGGTTAACTTCCCGCGGGCCTGGGCGGCTGATGTCTCCGCCCTGGTCGGCGGCCTGCTGGATATGCAGGACCTGACGGTTGGCCCCATGCCCGCCTGGCGCCGCACCGAGAACCAGCTTGCCGTATTTGATACCTATACCGGCGGCACCGCGGTCCCCGGCCCCTGGTTGCCGGGCGCCCAGCCGTCCGAGGCGCAGGCCGTCGCCGTGGTCCAGGCGACCCTGCAGGTCGCGGCCGCTGCCGCCCATGCCGATGCGGCGACCCTGGTGCTGGCCGCCGAGGTCGATACACCGACCCTGGCACCGGCTGATATCGAGATAGTGACCAACGCCGCCCGCACCCGGAGCGAGGCAGCCATTACCCAGGCGCGCGCCACATTCCCGCTGGAGACCGCGCGCGCCATCGCCGAACCGCTGCGGTCGCAGGCTCTTGCCTTGCAGGAGGCGGCGCGCGCCATCATCGAAGCCCGCCCGCCGCTGTTGTCGCGCGCGGTCGACGCGCCGGGCAATTTCCGCCTGATCGCCCATTGGTGGTACGGCGACCATACCCGGGCGGCGGAGCTGTTCCGCCTCAACCCGCTACGCCTGCCGAACTTCATCCAGGCCGGAGACCGGATCGATGCGTACAGTCGCTGAGGATACGGTCGCGCTGCTGGTCGCCGGCAAGACCCACGATAACTGGGAGAGCTACGAGATCGACTCCGATCTGCTCATTCCTGCCGATGCCTGGCATGTCTCGGTCGGTCTGCCCGGGGGCAAGTTCCCGACCGAGATCTCCGCCGGCGTGCCGGTCGAGGTCAAGGTCGGCGGCGACACGGTCATGACTGGGCGGGTCGACGAGCTTTCGCTGCGCGTCGCCAAGGGCAATCACGCCCTGTCGATCTCCGGCCGCGATGGTGCCGCCGTCCTGGTCGATTGCTCGGCGCCGATCTTTGTCGCTCGCATGTCTACCCTGGAACAGATCGTCGCCAAGGTGGTGCGTCCACTCGGCATCCAGAAAATTCGTATCGATGCCGACAGCACCCGCCTCCGCGAGAAGGTCAATGTCGAACCCGGCGACACCGCCTGGGATGTGCTGGCCCATGTGGCCGAGGCCAACGGCCTGTGGCCGTGGTTCGAGCCCGACGGCACCCTGGTGATCGGCGGCCCGGACTATGCCGCCGAGCCGGTGGCCGACTTGGTGCTGCGCTTCGATGGTGACGGCAACAACGTCGAATCGTTCGACTTCTGCATGTCGATCGCCGAGCGCTACTCGGTCCTGACGGTGCTTGGCCAGGCGCACGGCACCGAACTGGAGGCGGGCAAGCACTCGCTGGCCGCCCGCTGGATCGACCAGCGGATGGAGAAGATCGCCTACCGCCCGAAGATCGTCATCGATCATGAGTCGGACAATCACGCCGTCGCCAGCGACCGCGCCCGCAAGCTGCTTTCCGATGCCCGTCTCAAGGGCACTACCCTCACTGCTAGGGTAGCTGGCCACCGCATCGTCGCGCCAGGGCGGCCCGGTGACGGCAAGCTGTGGAGTCCTGGTCAGCGGGTCAATCTCTTGTCCCAGCCGCACGGCATCGAGGGGGTCTATTTCCTGATGGGCCGGCGCTTCATCCGCAGCCGCCAGGAAGGCACGATCACCGAGCTGACCCTGAAGGAAGACGGCGCCTGGGTGCTCGATGCGCATCCGCACAAACGCCGCCACCGCCGCGGCAAGAATGGCCTGCCGGACGATTTCAAAGAAGAGGTGATGGCGTGATCGCAACGATCGACCGCCGCATCCGGCGCTTTCTCGGTTCGATCCGCCTGCCGTTTCGCGGCGTCGGCAGCTCGGTGAACAGCAACGCCCCGGTGCAGCTGGCCGACGGCGACGGCATGGCCACCGAGAAGATTCGCGCCGCCGAACTGATGCAGCACTACGGCTTCACCAGCCATCCGCCCGCCGGCTTTTTGTACCTGTGCGTGCCGGTCGGCGGCAAGACGGCCCACGGCATGATGATCGCGACCGATCACAGCTCCCGCCTCAAGGGGTTGGCGCCGGGCGAACTGGCGCTCTATACCGACGAGGGCGACAGCATCGTCATGAAGCGTGGCCACATCGTCGAGATCAACACCCAGACGCTGCGCATCAACGCCAGCACCAAGGTCGAGCTGAACACGCCCAAGGTGCAGATGAATGCCCCGCTGGTGGCCGCCACCGGCAGCCTGGTCATCGATGAGGATATCACCGACCGCAACGCCCATGCGGACGCCCGCACCATGCATGGCATGCGGACCTGGGCGGCGACGCATACCCATCACGAAAACGACGTGCACGGCGAGACCAACGTGCCGACGCAGCCGGTCTAGCCATGAGCGACGCGTTCATCAACCCCGTTACCGGCGACTACGTTTTAACGCAGTCTACGCCCGATCGCGACCCGGCCGGCGGTCTGGCCAATGCCGTCTATCTGCGCCTGATGACGCCGCTTGGCAGCTACTGGGCCGATCCGGCGCTGGGCAGCAAGTTGCACCTGCTGCAGCGCGAGAAGGATCTCGCGCGGGTAGCCGTCCTGGCCCGGCAATATGCCGAGCAGGCGCTGGCGCCGATCGTCAAGGATGGGCGCGCCAGCAAGGTGGTCGTGGCGCCGCAGCGGGTAAAGGTGGTTGATGGCTCGGGGCGCATGAATCTCCTGATCGAGGTCACCGCTGACAGCGGTGAGCGCCTCGATTTCATCCACCCCGTCAAGGTGCTCTGATGCCTTTCAATACGCCCGATTACCAGGCCGTCCGCGATGCCATCCTGCGCGATATCGCCAACCAGGTACCAGCCGCCAACACTGCCAGCGATGGCGACTATGCCATCCGGGCCAATGCCACCGGCGCTGCGGTCGAGGGGCTCTACCAGCACCAGCAATGGATCGTCCGCCAGGTCTTTCCGGACACCGCCGACGCGGACCTCCTGGAGCGCCATGCCAGCCTGCGCGCCCTGACGCGCAAGGTGGCCACCGCCGCCGCGGGCACCATCACCTTCAGCGGCACCGTCGGCAGTGCCGTACCGCTCGGCACGGAAGCCAAGACAGTCGCTGGCATTGCCTACCTGACCACCGCCGCCGATGTCATTGGCGCCGGGGGCACCGTCACCATCGCCGCCCAGGCGGAAGCGGCGGGCGCGGCCGGGAATCTGGCCGCTGCGACCGCATTGACGCTGACGGCCGCACCCTCGGGCGTTCTTTCTTCGGCCGTCGTCGCCAGCATGATTGGTGGGGTCGACGTCGAAACCGATGCCGCGCTGCTGGCTCGGCTGCTCTTCGTGCTGCGCAATCCGCCCTGCGGCGGTGCCGCGCATGACTATTACAACTGGGCCATGGCGGTCGCCGGAGTAACCGCGGCCTACGTCTTCCCGAACCGGCGCGGCCTGGGGAGCGCCGATGTGCTGATCCTGACGACGGGCGGCATCCCGGGCGCTCCGCTGGTGGCCGCCGTCCAGGCCTATATCGACACCCTGCGCCCGGTCCAGGCGGATTTTCTGGCGCTGGCGCCGACGGCGGTTCCGGTCAATATCGCCGGCGCCCTGACCCTGGCGGCCGGCTACACGCTGGCCGGCGTAGGGGCGGCGCTCAACACGGCGCTGGCTGTCTATTTCAATGTCCTGAAACCCGGTGACACCGCCTATCTCAGCCGCATTCGGGCCATCGTTTCAGACACGGCCGGCGTGGTGGATTACAACTTGACGGCGCCAGTTGCCAATACGGCGGCTCCGGTTGATGCAACCCATTCCCAGCTGGCCACCCTGGGCACGACCGCCTGGTCATGACCCACACGGATCTGCTCAAGCGCCTGTTGCCGCCGGCGAGCGTAGCGCCAAACGGCGCGGCCATCGCCGTCGAGCTGCTGGCCGAGGGCAATGCGCTCGACCTGGCGCAATGGAGCGTCGATCAGATTCTAGTCGAGGGAGACCCTCGCACGTGCGCGTTGACCCTGACCGACTGGGAAAGGGTCTATGGCCTGCCTGAAGCGTGCATCGTCCAGGCGGGTATTGCCCAAAGCATCTCCGAACGCCGCGCGGCGCTGGTGGCCAAGGTGACGATGCAGGGCGGGCAGAGCCGTGCCTTATTCATCGCCCTCGCGGCATCGATCGGCTACGCGATCACGATCACCGAGATGTTCCCGCAGACCACCGAACTCGACACGGAATTCCCGGTACAGGAAGACCAGTACCGCTTCATCTGGCAGGTCAATTCGGCGCTCTACAGCCTGCGCGATGAGACCACCGAGGATGACACGGAAATGGCGCTGGCGGTCTGGGGCAACCAGCTTTTGGAGTGTGTGCTCAACCGCTACAAGCCGGCGCACACCTACATTCTTTTCAGTTACACCTAAGGAGGCGTTATGCAACGCGTGAAACGAACGACTGCCGTTGTGGCACTGCCGGCAGCACCCGGTGGCGGGACGCCCGGCTACTTCGCCAACCCGAACCCGGGCGGCGGCGTGCCGGCGACGGTGCCGGGGTACGAGTGGTTCAACAATGTGCAGGAGGAGCTGTGCGCAGTGATTGAAGGGCAGTCCATTACGCCCGACGTTACCGATCACACGCAGTTGAGCAAGGCCATCGCCAAAATGGTAAAGAACATGGCCGTGATCATCGCCACCGGCACCTGGACAGTTCCCGCCGGCGTATACCTTGTTGACGCTGAGCTCTGGGGCGCCGGGGGCGGTGGCGGCGGTTCCGGTGGCGGCGGCGGCACGGCGGGTGGTGGTGGAGCCGGTGGTTACGCGCGCGGGACTTACGCGGTCACGCCGGGCCAGGTCATCTCCTGCACGATCGGCGCATCAGGGGCTGGTGGCGGCGCCGGCGGCGCTGGCACAGGCGGCGGCACCACCAGTTTCGGTGCCATGGCTTCGGCTACAGGGGGTAGCGGCGGGCAGATTAACCCAAGTGGCAATGGCGGCTCCGGCGGCAGTGGAAGTGGCGGCGCCATCAACATTGGCGCCTCGAGTGGATCGACCGGCGCGGTCAGTAACGTACAAGGTGGTATGGGTGCGTCCGCCCCGTTTGGTGGGGGTGGGGGTAGCGGTGCTCAAGGTACTGCGGGGAGCGGTGCGATCCCGGGCGGTGGCGGGGGCGGTGGCGGGACGTCTTCTACCGGCGGGGCAGGCGCTCGCGGTCAGATTCACATTCGGTATTGAGGGACAAAATGAAAAATTTCGCACGAATCGAAAATGGCAAAGTCGCCGAGCGGCTTGATGTCAATGCACTTCCCCCCTTTCACCCCTCCCTGCACTGGGCCGAATGCCCTGCGGAAACGCAGGAGGGATGGTTTTTTGATGGGGCAACATTCTCTGCCCCGCCGCCGCCCAGCGCTGAGCATATCCTGGCCACGCTGACTGGCGCCGTACAGGCGCACCTCGACGCCGCGGCGGCCGCGGTCGGCTACGACAGTATCTATACCGCCTGCACCTACGCGGATGAGCCGTCGGTGCCGCGCTTCCAGGCCGAAGGACGAGCACTGCGCGCTTGGCGCTCGGAAGTCTGGGCCGCCTGCCACGCCATCATGACCAAGGTGCAGTCTGGCCAGCGTGACGTGCCGACGGCCGCGGCGCTGATCGCCGAACTGCCTGCGCTGGTGCTGCCGTGATTCGCTACCCGCTCTATGCGCTCGCGACCATCTTCATGAACGTGGTTTGCTGCCTCTTCGCGCCGGCGCTGATACGCTTCGCGCGGCCCGCATATGGACCAACCAACAACGCCAATTCGTGGGGAACGGAGCCGAGGCTTCCCCGCGGGCTGTCCTGGTTCGGCCAGCCGGACAATTCCCTGTGGGGCGACGCCGGGTGGCAGACGATTCACTGCCCGGCATTCAAGTCCTACTGGGGCATGGTTCGGTGGCTCTGGCGCAACCCGGCACTGGGGTTTTCATGGTCGGTCTGCGCGCATGAGGTGACCAACACTACCGAGTTCATGACGAGGACTGGAGCGACTGGGCTGAATGTGGACAAGGGCCAGGATCTCTACGGCTGGTTTTTCATAAAAACCAACGATGGTGCCTTCCAGTTCCGCTTCGCGTACGCGCTGTGGGGCTTCGAGATATCCGGTGATTTCGGCTGGCTGCTCGACGTGTTCGTCAAGAACCCGCTGGCGTATCAGTACAACCCGCTGGCTCCCTGCCAGTTCAGCCCGAAGATCAGCAAGCTGTAA